TGTTGTTGCAACAATCGCAGGTGCAAACAAAGCACTTGATGGTGGCTCTGGTGGCTTCCCAATAGTACCTATACCTAGCGATTGGACTAGCCCAATTAAACCTACAGGTACAGCCGCTTTCACACCATTAGCCCCTATTGACTTCGGTAACAAAGAGATGCTCCGTGGTACTCAATGGGAACAGTTACTAAGCCCTAGCAAAGCCCCTGCAATGCCAACTTCTACCAACCCATCTAACATGACGTTTAATGAGTTGACCAGAATCTTGGGTGGTTCAAGAGAATCAATCCCAACACAGAACCTATCAATCAACGATGTAATTGCAGGAATACAAAGCCAATATGGACAAACACCTCAAGGCTCAATGGGCTAAGAATCTGTTAAACGATGACTTTTTCAAAGAAGTCATAGATAATTTGAAAAAAGAACAGATTAGTGTAATAATTAACACAAATAGTAGTGATATAGGTGTAAGAGAAGATGCTTACAGACATATCAAGACAATCGATTTGATTACAGGACACCTAGAAGGCTTGGCCTCGGAAACTCTAATCAAAGAGAAAAAGTGGAAAATATTGTAGATTCTGTGGTATAAAAACCACACCTCCGTCTAGAAGGTGTCTAGCGATTTTTGAGATGACAAATGGAAAACACCAACCCAAGCGGGAGTGAAAGCCTAAATGTAAACGAAGCCGCTTCAGCGTTTGAAAGTCTGATGGGTGATTCTGAGGAAGCCGAACAAGGCCAAGCCGAGGAGCAAACAGAGGAACTTCAGGCGAGTGATGAAGTTGAATACTCGGAGGAATCTGAGGAAGAACAACCTAAGCCTAGATATAAAGTCAAGGCAAGTGGTGAGGAAGTTGAGGTAGAACTTGACGAACTCATTAAGGGTTATCAACAAGGTGCAGATTACACTAAAAAGTCTCAGGCTCTAGCTGAACAACGTAAAGCTCTCGAAGCTGAACGTCAACACTTAGAGTATGTAAAACAAGAGCGACAAGCATATGCCCAGAAGTTGCAAGCGTTGGATAGCTTCCTTACGCAGCAAGATCAGGGTGTTAACTTAGATGTTCTAAAGGAAACAGACCCCATTGGCTATGCCGTGGCGGTTGCTGAACAGAGTCAGCGTGAGAAGCAATTAGCAGTAGTTAGACAGGAACAGCAAAGACTTGCCCAACAGCAACAATCTGAGCATCATGCCTCTCTGCAAAACCATCTCCGTCAAGAGTCTGAGAAGTTAACCAGTTTGATTCCTGAGTTGGCTACGCCACAGGGTGATGCGGTTCGGAAACAAATCCGTGACTATGCGAAATCTGTTGGGTGGACTGACCAAGAACTCAGTCAACTATATGACAGTCGTGCTGTGCTGACTTTGTATAACGGGATGAAGTACGCGCAACTTCAAAAAAGCAAGCCAGAGGTAAACAAGAAACTTCAAGCTGCTCCTAAGATGATGCGATCAGGAACTTCTGCACCGCCTACGAAGTCATCAAGTGATAAACAGGCAATGCAAAGGTTGCGTGAGACAGGAAAAGTCTCAGACGCTGCCAAAGCATTTGAACGATTCTTTTAATTTTGGAGTTTTAAAATGGCTACATATCAAACCTACACCGCTATTGGTCAGCGTGAAGACCTTTCGGATGTTATCTACTCGATTTCACCAACCGATGTTCCTTTCATGTCTTCTATTGGCAAGACAAAGGCTACTGCTGTTCTGCACGAGTGGCAGACTGACAGCCTTGCCGCTGCTACTTTAGACAACTACGCAGTTGAGGGTGCAACAGCATCTGACGCTACTATGTCCCCAACTACCCGTGTTGGCAACCGCACTCAGATCGCCCAGAAGACTGTGAAGATTTCTGGCACTTTGCAAAGCGTTGACAAAGCTGGTCGTAAGTCTGAAAAGGCTTATCAGTTGGCCAAGGCTTCTAGCGAAATCAAGCGTGACATGGAAACAACCCTGTTGAGCAACCAGACTGCTGCTAACGGCAATAGCTCTACTGCTCGTAAATTGGGTGGTCTGCAAGCATGGTTGTCTACCAATGGCGACTTTGGTACTAACGGCGTTGCTGGTTCTTTGGGCACTACTGCTCGCACCAACGGCACAAACCGCACCTTCACAGAAGACATTTTGAAGACTGTTATTCGTGAAGTTTATGCTTCTGGTGGCAATCCTAAAGTGTTGATGGTCAACCCTGCACACAAGCAATTGGTTTCTGGCTTTGCTGGTATCGCTGCTCAGCGTTTCATGGCTCCCTCAAATGCTCCTACCACCATCATTGGTGCGGCTGACGTCTATTTGAGCGATTTCGGTACAGTTTCTGTTGTACCTAACCGCTTTATGACTTCTACCAACACTGGTGACGAAGTTGCATTTGTGCTTGACCCCGACATGGCTGCTGTTGCTTATCTGCGCCCATTCCAGACCAACGAGTTGGCTGTGACTGGTGACAATGAGTCTACACAATTGCTGTGCGAGTACACATTGGAAGTTAAGAACGAAGCTGCTCACGGAATTATCGCGGACATCACGCCATAAGTCTCACATAGATGTGATACCAATGCCTCAGAATTAAAACTCTGGGGCATTTTCTTTTTTACACAAACTGATAGAATTAAGGTATGCAAAACATTAGACAAACTGCTGTTCATGCCGATGGCGAAGGTGGCATTATTATTCAAACTCGCCAAGATGTTTCAGACATTGTTGAGCAAAATAAAAAGGAATATAACTCCTTTGATGAACGTGCAAGATGGTCTGATAATTTGTTTGGCAATAAGGTGGCTTCAATCCCAATGACTGTGATTGATGATCTAAATAAACAAGGCATCATGCGTGGCTTTGCTGTTCTTGATGACAAGCGTTTTGCTGCTTGGTTGAATGACCCAATGAATCGTGCATGGCGCACTAGGACAGGAGTAGTATGAGTTTCGCAACATACTCTGATTTACAGACATCAATTGCAGGTTATCTGGCTAGGTCTGATCTGACCAACCAGATTCCAGACTTTATTACATTTGCTGAGAATCGTCTCCGTAGAGAACTGCGTGTTCGTCAGATGCTCAAGTCTGTAACAACAGCTACAGTATCTGGTGACTCAACTGTTGAAGTGCCTAGCGACTTTTTAGAGATTCGTGATTTTGTCGTTTTGACAAACCCAATCCAACCTCTAAGTTACTCTAGCCCATCTACTTTGTCTAATGACCCAAGAGCATCAGAAGTTGGTGTTCCTAAGTCTTATACGATCTTGGCTAACGAGTTTCTGTTGTCTCCTGTGCCTGATGGCGTTTATACATTGAGACTCTTGTACTATTCTGCTCCTCCGTATATGTCTAGTACAAACGCATCTAATGTGTTTCTAAATGTTGCACCTGACGCACTACTTTATGCTGCTTTGCTTGAGGCAGAGCCGTATTTAATGAACGATGGTCGTGTCAATACATGGGGTTCTATGTACGATCGTGCGATTTCTTCTCTCACTAGGTCTGATGAAAATACTCAGTACTCTGGTGTCCCATTAGCAATGAAACTTACTGCAAGGTGAAACTATGGCTGAAATGTCTAATTATTTGGAAAATGCTCTCATCAACGTAACTTTGAGAGCAACTAGCTACACAGCACCAACGACTGTGTATGTGGCTTTGTACACTTCTGACCCAACAGACGCTGATACTGGAACTGAGTGTTCTGGTACATCGTATGCTCGTCAGTCTGTGACTTTTGGTGCGCCTAGCAATGGTGCGACTACCAACTCTGCGGCTGTTGAGTTTCCTCAAGCTGGTGGCTCATGGGGCACAATTACACACATTGGAATCCGTGATGCTTCTACTGCTGGTAACTTGCTTTATCACACAGCACTAGACGCTTCTAAGACGATTGCAACTGGTGATGTGTTTCGCATTGCCTCTGGTTCATTGAGCGTTACTTTAGCGTGAGATGGCTGATTTACTGCCTCCGTGGACAATTGATTCGCTAGACAATTTAAAGTCTAGCATTGATGACTTAACACTCACACTCGATAGTTCACTCTACACCACCTCAGTTACCCTATGGGATGCCTATGGGTCTGTGAGTGCTTCTGCGACTGTTACGGCTGATGCGGTAAGGGTTCAGAATGGTGTGGCAGCAGTAGATGGAACGGCAACAGTCACGGCTGATGCTGTTAGGATTCAATACGCTAGTGCAAGCATTGATGGTTCAGCTAGTGCGTCTTGTGATGCGACTAGGGTTCAGTTTGCTTCTGGTGCGATAGATGCTAATGCAACAGTAACTGCGGATGCAATCAGGGTACAGTTTGCTTCTGGAAGTATCACGGGTAATGCTGATGTAACTGCAATTGGAACTCGTGTTCAGTTTGCAGACGCCTCTATAACTGGTAATGCCGATGTAACTGCTTTAGGTGGAATTGTTGCCAATGGCGTAGCTTCTATCACGGCTGATGCGACTTTTACTGCTGATGCGATTAGGGTTCGTGATGCTGTAGCGGTTATTAATTGTGATGCAACATTTACTGCTAATGGTGGAATTGTTGCGGATGCCAATGCAAGCGTTACTTGTAATGCAGATTTTACGGCTTCAGCTTCCGCAATTTACGCAGGAGTTGGTAGCGTTACTGGTACGGCTACGATCACCGCAAAGGGTGTAATCCTTGGTGAGAACTGGACACCAATACCAGAAGACGAGAATACTTGGACACCTGTTTCTACAGATTCAAACACTTGGACAGTAGTTTCTAGCGACTCAAACACATGGACACCAGTATCTGCTAACGACAATACTTGGACAATTCAGGCTCAAGGAAGTAACACATGGCAACGACAAAACTAAACTTTGGTGAATGGATGCCTGACCAACCTAGCATTACTGGTGCTTTGGTTGACGCAAAGAACGTAGTCTCTCAGGCTGTGGGTTATGGCCCACTCCCAACTGCGGCTATATTCTCTCAACAAGCCTCTGAAGACCTTACTACATTGGTAGCAGGGAAAACCCCTACAAATGACACTAAGTTGTTTGCTGCTGGAACAACAAAGATTTTTAGCGTGAGTGGTGTTGGTGCTTTGACCAATGTTTCTAAAACTGGTGGATACACTCCTAACGCTTATGGCGACAGATTTAGATTTACTCAGTTTGGCAATGCCATCATTGGGACTAACTTCAGCGACCCAATGCAGGTATTCACCTTGGGTACTTCTACTGCTTTTGCAGACTTAGCGGCTAGTGCTCCAATTTGTCGCTACATAACTGTCGTGCGTGATTTTGTGGTGACTGCGTTTATTAACGCTTCATCTACTCTTTACCCATCTAGGGTTCAATGGTCTGGTATCAATGATGAGACTGAGTGGGATGCAGATCAGGTAACTCAAGCTGACTACCAAGACATTCCTGATGGCGGTCAGATCATGGGAATTCGTGGTGGTGAGGTGGGTATTATTCTCTTGGAAAAGGGAATCACTCGCATGAGTTATATCGGCACTCCTTTTATTTTCCAGTTTGACAATATCTCTCGTGGTAAGGGATGTATTGCTTCTGGCTCTATTGCTCAAGTCCAAGGTATAACTTTCTTTCTGTCAGACGATGGTTTTTACTCGTGTGATGGACAGAGTGTTGTTGGGATTGGTACAGAGAAGGTAGATCGTTGGTTCTTTGCTAACGCTGATGAGAGCCAATTCAACCTAATGTCTGCGGCTGTAGACCCTGTTCGTAAGTTGATTATCTGGAACTTTAGAACTACTTTTGGTAACAGACAGTTGTTAATTTACAACTTCAACACTAAAAAGTGGACTTATGGCGATGCTGGTGCTGACTATATCTCTGATGCTTCTACTGCTGCAACCACCCTAGAAAACTTAGATTCGATCTCTAACAGCATTGATGCTTTGACTGTTAGCTTGGACTCTATCCTTTATATGGGTGGAAAGTATTTCCTTGGAGGCACAAGTGGCAGATATGTCGTTACCTACAATGGTGCTAACGCTACAGGGAACATCGTAACTGGTGACTTAAATGCAGGCGGTAGATCAGTAGTAACCCTAGCTAGACCATTGATTGATGGAGGCTCGGCTAATGTGGCTGTGGCTTCTAGGACACTATTAAGTGAAGCACCTGTGTTTGGTACGGCTCTGGCGGCTGATTCTGATAATAGAGTGTCTCTGAGGTCAAATGGTAACTTCCACCAGTTTCAGATCACGCCTACGGGTCAATGGAAGACTGCTGTTGCCTTGGATGTAGATTTCCAAGGTCAGGGGGTTAGATAATGTTTAGAACGCTTCCCCCGTTTGGTGGAGATCAACGACAGACTGCTGAGATTGTTCGTCAGATCATGGATGGCAAAACCAACAATACTGGTGAAATTACGCTTACTCAGTCTTCAACCACAACAACTTTGAACGACAGAAGGATTGGAGCTAATACAGTTATTTTGTTTAGCCCTATCAACCAAAAAGCTGCTCAAGAGATTGCAGGTTTATATGTGTCTTCAAGAGGTCAGGGAACTGCCACATTAACTCATGGAAGCCACAATTTTGATATGAAATTTGCGTATGCACTTATTGGATAATTTATGTATAATTATGCGTAAGGATGACGCATCATGCAGTCCATTACTCTATGGAGATAATGATGTATAACCGATTCCTTTCTGATGTCCCGATGTATGCCAACTATGAAGACAATGGCGGTCTTTTTAGGGATGACTTTATCGAGGGCGGTGGTCAAGGCTATTCCAACTTCTTTGCTGGTAATGCGCCTGTGTTTAATCCTACACAGTATGCACCTCCCCCAGAGCCTGTCTACACGCCCCCTCCAGAGCCTGTGTTTACGCCTCCTGCGCCAATAGCTCCTAATTACATTGTTGAAGATAATTTTAATCTTTCCCCTATAGAGCCAACATCACCACCTCCTACTCAAATTGGTGGGTTTTTTGATTTTAAAGCCCCCATGAATCCTAATAGTGGTATTGCTAATGAAACTGGCTTTAATCCTGTTCTGCCTGAAGGCCTATTTACTTCTCCCTCTGCACCACCTCCTCCAGTGGTGACACCAGAACCTGCGCCTACACCGCCTCCTGCGCCTGTGGCTGCACCTACACCAGCACCACAAGCTGCGCCTACACCTGCGCCCACAACACCAACCCCGACTGCGAGTCCTACTATGGCAACAGCACAAACATCAAACATTGACCCAACAATTCAGCCTTACCTATCTTATGGTTTGCAAGAAGCCCAAAAGCTATACCAAGGTGGTGGGCCTCAGTACTATGGTGGTCAGACTTATGTAAGCCCATCACAGCAAACGCAAACTGGATTACAGGCTTTAGAGCAACGTGCATCTCGTGGTAGCCCCTTAACTGGTGCGGCTCAGAGCCAACTGCAAGGTACTATTCAGGGTAACTACCTAAGTGGAAACCCTTTCTTTCAGGGTGCGTTTAACCCTGCGGCACAAGCAGCTGAGTCTAAGTTCAAAGAATCACTAGGTAACATTGGTTCTGCGGCTTCTAAGGCTGGTCGTTATGGCTCTGGTGCTATGTCTACCATGCAACAAGGTGCTAGTGGTCAGTTTGCGAAGACTTTGGCTGATACTGCTGGTGGTTTGGCTTACCAGAACTACGAAGCAGAGCGTGGTCGTCAACAAGCGGCTACGATGGCTGCACCTCAAATGGCTCAGGCTGACTACGCTGACATTCAGAATATGCTCAAAGCAGGTCAAATGCGTGAAGGCTACACAGGCGCACAACAACAAGCTGACATTGAGAAGTTCAACTTCCAACAGCAACAGCCTCAACAGAATTTGGCTAACTTTTTGTCTGGTGTGTATGGCAACCCATTAGGTAGAGCGCAACAAACTGCTGCTGCTCCTCAACCATCTGGTTGGCAAAATCTATTAGGTGGTGCTGCTACTGCGGCAGGTATCTATAAAAACATCGGTGGTGCTAAAGGTTTGTCAGAACTGGGCAACTGGTTGAGTGGTGGAGGTTAAATCATGGCAGGACTATTAGATATTTTTGGTACTAGCGGTGCTGACACAATGGGTCTTTTGGGTATGTCTCCAGAAGACGTACAAAAGAATCGTGACGATGCACAAGCTCAAGCACTCTACGCATTAGCAGGTCGCCTATTTCAAGGCGGTAGAGGTGGTGCGTCTATTGTTGAGGGACTTCAACAAGGTCAGCAAGCATACAGAACTGCTATGCAAGGTAGTTTGCAACAACAATTGCAAAACGCACAAGTTCAAGATATGTTGCGTAAACGTCAGCAAGAGCAAGCAACACTAGCTGAACAAAAACGTATTCAGCAATTACTTGGTCAAGGTGCTACTCCTGAAGTACAAGCAAAACCATCACAAGAGATTGTAGAAGATGGTAGATTTATTGGTGACTCTGCTTCGGTACAAGCTAGACCTGCTGGATTTGATATAGGTCGTATTGCACCTCAATTGATGACAACACCAGAAGGTCGTAAAACATTAACTGAGTTAATTACCGCACAGAAAGCTATGGGCGGCGAAACATTTAAACTTGGTGAAGGCGAAAAGCAATATCAGCGTAATCCTATTACTGGTGAGGTTACTGAAGTCGCTTCTGGAGCACCTAAACGTGAGCCAGTACCAGCCTCAATTGTTGAATACAATTTAGCAAAAAGCCAAGGATTTGAAGGAACTTTGCAAGATTATGAAAGATCTAAAAAAGGGTTTACTTATCAAGACATTGGAAATGCGATTGTTCAATTAGATGCAAATGGCAAAGAGGTTTCTCGTATCAATAAAGGTCGTGCGCCTGAAGGCCCAGTAAACTTTCAAACTGTAGAAACAGATCAAGGATTGATGGCATTTAATCCAAGAACTTTACAGACGACTCCTGTAATGGGTGTTGATGGCAAGCCAATTACTAAAACTGGCAAACCAACTGAAACAGAAACAAATGCGGCAGGCTTTGCATCTCGCATGGTTGCGGCAAATCAAATTACTTCTAAACTTGCTACTGGCGCACAACCTAAAACTGCTGAAGCTGTATTGAGTGCAGTTCCTCTTATTGGAAGCAAAATTCCAGAGATTATTCCAGAAGGTATTGGTGGATTGTCACCAGAACGAAGACAATATTTACAAGCTGCTAATAACTTCATTCGTGCTAATTTGCGTAAAGAATCAGGTGCTGCAATTGGTGCTGATGAGTGGATGGCTGAGTTTGTTAATTACTTCCCTCAATATAACGATGATGCTCAAACCATCAAGAATAAAGAGATTTTCCGTAACATCTTGACTCAAAACATGGTTGCGGCTGGTGGTAAATCATATAAAACACCAAACATGGAAACACCTCAATCAATGACTGATGCTTACGGACTAAATCCTAGACTGCGTGATTCTTTGCGTGGAGGTAAATAATGGCCTACGAAAATGTTGAGCGTATCCGTGAAAACCTTATCAAGATGGTTGATAAGAACGCACCTGTTGACCATATTGACAAGTATTTAAAAGAAGAAGGATTTACTCAAGAATCTTTTGCTAAAGCCTTAGATCTTGTTAAAAAATCTGGTGGAAAGACTGCTGAGTTTGGTGCAGGTAGATCATTGGCTCAGGGTGCAACATTTGGTTTTGCTGATGAACTTGAAGCGTTAACAAAGTCACTTGCAGGTAAAGGAACTTATGAGCAAAACTTAGCCGCACTTGAACTTGCTAAACAGAAATATGGTCAACAAAACCCTAAAACCGCATTGGCAACTGAAATTGCTGGTGGTTTGCCTTATGCTTTATTGCCATTCTTAGGAACTGCTCGTTATGCACAAATGGCTAGAGAAGCATCTCCATTGGCTCGTGCAGGTATTACAGCAGGTTCATCTGCCGTCACAGGTGCGCTTACTGGTGCACTCGGTGGTGCTGGTGCTGCAGGGGTTGGTGAGCGTATGGCTGGCGCACAAGCTGGTGGTACTCTTGGTGGGCTTGTAGGTGGTGCTGCGCCTGTAGTTACAAAAGGCATTGGTGCGGTAGGTAGTAAAGCAGTTGACGTAACTAGCGGTATTCCTGTTGTTCAACAAGTTGGCAAGGCTGTTGGTTTGGCTACTGGTCAAACAGTAGATGCGGCTAATCGTGCTAAAGCTAAATTGCTTGAGGCCATGTATCGTGACAAAGTTAGCCCTGCTGATTTAGAGAAAATGATTAAAGCAGCGACTAAGCCTGTTGGCATTGCTGATATTGCTGGTGAGAATGTAAGGTCACTTGCTGATGTTGCTCAGAAGTATCCAAGTGAAGCAAGACAAGCTGCTAAGTTGGCTCTTGAGGAGCGTGGTGCAGGTCAAGCAGAGCGTATTCAAGCTGATATTTCTAAATATCTTGGTGGATTTACAG